TCGACTGTACCACCCGTATCTTCCATAAACTTAACTAATTTTTCTATGTTTTCTGGAAGTTGTCTTTGTTCTGTAGTAGGTTCAGTAGTTTGTTCTACTACAGGCTCTTTAGTTTCTTCTTCAATAATCTCTTCGATTACAGGTGTTACATCCTTTTCCTGTTCTTCTTTATTTTCGGAACTTTCAGCAGGCTGTTCTGGTTCAGTATTCCCCTTTTGCTCAATAACCCCTTCTGATTTTTCATTGACAACAGGTTCTGTTGTTTTTTCTTCTTCTTCAACAACATCTTCTTCTTTTTTATTTAAATCTACTTTAAATGTTTCATCTTGCGAAACAAGTTTTCTCGGTCTTCCAGGTTTTTTCTTAACCTTAAAAGAACCTTCTTCTTTTACTTTTTCTGACATAATATAATATAATAATTAATATAAAAATTATCTAGGCTCAAACTGCTCTAGACCAAATCCACCTGTAGTATCATTACCGGCAGATTCAAAGTTTTTAGGTAATAAATCATTTTTTCTTTGATCTATTAATTCAGACTGTTGCGTTGCTTGTATTTTAGTTCGCTCGTCTTTACGATCTTCTTTAAATTGTTCTTGTTGTTGCTTAGCTTGACCTTGTGCTTGTGCTAACTGTATATTGTATTGGAACTCTTGTTTCATTAACTGTTGTTTAATCTGAGCTTCCATTTCTAATTTTTTAATTTCAAGCTGTGACTTAGCATTTTCTAGTTGAACTTTTTGTTCAGTTAATACTTGTTGTTTTTGTGTTTCAGCAAGAGCAGCTGCTTCGGTAGATTGTGCATTTGCCTGCGCTTGTGCTTGTATATTAGCTTGTTGTGCTGATCCCTAGCTGCTTTATCTTTTCTACGCTTCTTTAACATTTGATTAGCAAGTTTTAAATTGCTAACTTCTCTAATGTCTATAGCATCCTCTAAATCTAATTGTCCAGCTTTTAAAGCTATTTGTATATTCTGCTCTAATATTTGTTTTTCTTCTTCATCTGGCTCTAGTTCTAAAAATATACCAAAGTCATGCGTGTTTAATTTAGATAACTCTTCCAATGTTCCTACATTATAGCTAGATATACTTTGCATTAACGATTGTTTAGTCATTGGAAACATTAAGGCATCAGCTGCTCTTAATGAAATATTTTCACAAGTTTTTAAAGTTAAATATAAACTAGCTTGAAGTATATGTCTAGTAGCAGTATTAGAATTAGCAGCAGCAAGCTTTTGCAAACCTACTAATGAGTTTTTATCAGGCATACTACCATCTCTAGCTTCATTTAGTCCGGTGACATCTCTAATCATCTTAAGATAATACTCATAAGTTTGTATTAATGATTGTATTTTACCCATACCGTTTGATGTAGCAAGTTCTTGTATAGGAACTTTACCTGGATTAGGTCCGCCATCTTGAGTATATGATCTACCAACTATACTACCAGTTTGAAAATACATGTTTAATGCTTCTGCTGGATTATAATTAGTACCATTACCTAAATCAACTTCCGCAAGACCATCAACATCCATAAACACACCATCTGGAACTACTCTTGACATTACTTGCTGCAGCTTTAAATGAGTTAGTTGTATCATGTCAGCAAATGTAGTAATTCTACTAACTAATGATTCAACTCTACCTTTATAAAGTCTTGGAGCTACTATATTGTAATTCATATTAACTCTAGTAGTATCAGCATTAGGCCTAGTCATATTAGGACACAGAGTCCAGTTTAACATTTTTTCATGACCTAGTATTTTAGCACCTCTATATAATACTTCTATTGATCTATAAGCTTTTTTAAAGTTATCGTTTTCAGGAGCTTCTAAAAATACATCTTGTTTTTCTAAAGCTTTTTCAAGTCCTGAAGCAGTTTCTTTTATTTTAAATACTTGATTAGTATAAGTTTTATATTCAAAATATAATACTTGAATAGTTTGATCATCATACCTACCATTAAAATTCCTAGTGTATGTAGAGTTGCCCGGATACTTTTGTATTTCTTCTATATCAGCAGGTGTTAAACTAGGAAATTGTTTTTTAAGTTCTGATAAGCTAATTGATTTAACTTCACCTACATAATATAAATCTTCAAAATTAGGATCATCTGTATATGAATAAACTAAATCAGATGGATCTACATAGTTTACTTTAATTCCATTTGACTTATTGAAGTCTGTTTTAACACAAGCAATACCTAAAACAGTTAAATCATAATTTAATCTTTTTTTGATTAACTGATACCTATTGTAATCTAACACTTGATTTATAACTTCTTCTTCTGCAACTTCTACTGATTGTTTATAATCCATTTGCATGTGAAGTTCTAACTCTTCTTCGTTAACAGGAGCATTTTCTTGATCTTTGTTAAAGAAAAGATCCATACCTGTTACTTGTTTAATTTTATTTAAAAAGTCTTTAGCGTTAATATCTACTAATATGTTTTCAGCATACTTAGTACGCTTTTTCATAGAAACAGGATCTTGAGCAATTGCTTTTATTTCATAGTTTCTTTGAGACATACCATTGACAACAATATCTACAAATTTAGGTATAACAGGTACAGGCTTCCAGTCTAGATTTAAATAGCTTAAGTCACCATTTATAGATAATTCATCTTTATATTTTTGCACAGATTGCTCGCCTCTAGCATATAACCTTAGTCTATGGAAATTATTGTAGTTTGTATTGAATCTATCATAACGGCCTCTATCATTTCTAAACCACTCGTCTTCAATAGCTCTAGCAACACGTAAACCATATTCATATGTAGCTTTCTCTGCATCAGGTACTACCTGACTAGGAAAAGAACTTGTAGTGTTTGCGTTTGGAATTATATTCATTTATTTTATTTTTGAAACATAACCTGTGTTATCATATTTTTTTATGCCTAAATCAACATATTTTTTTAATCTTTTTGCTACTGGTGTGTATTTATTTTTATTACAAGCCATTATAGCTAAACCAGAGCTAATAGAAGCATCGTGTTTAGTTCTATTATTTATATTAAACTTAGCCCAGTCTTCTAGTGTTTTTTGATGATACATATCACCATAACCAGTTTCTTTTAATCCTACATAAGTTTCTATATAAGACTCTATAGCAGCAGCATGTGCTTGCTTAATATCTTCACTTGTATTTGGTATACCACCTATTTCTTTTTCTGTTGGTGATAATTTATTCCATATTTTATCAGGTCTATTCATTGAATAAGCCCTATAACCTCTTCGTTTTAAGTAATATAAAAATCTAGGTTTATTATTTTCAGCAAGTATTGGCATACCATAAAATACCATAGCCATTAATACATCTTCAAAAAATATTTCAGCAGTCTGTGGCCTTGATATATATTCTAAAAAAAAATGATTAGGCGGTGCATCTTCCATTGAAAACTTAGTTAAACCATGTAGTGCTCCATTAGAACCTTTACCATCTACAGTACCTGATATATCGTAACTATCTAAACCAAAAGCACCAATGTGTTCATTAGCAGGGTATTTAACTCCATTTTTAATTAACATTAAATTTTGTAAGTTAACAGGCGGTACCCAACTTATTTTAAACCTACCATCTTTATTAGGAGAAAATATAACTTTAGTATCTTTAACTCCATTTTGCCATTGAAAACTACCGGTTGTTACAGCTGCAGTATTATTTAACTCTGCATTAAAATCTATTTGTTCGTATATCTTAGTTAAGTTAAATAAACTGTCTTTAGTTTCATCTCTAAAAGCATGAGCTTCAGTTCTTGGAAACTGCCTGTAGTACTCATTTAAACTATCAGGATCGTTTTTTAAACCTTCAACTTCATTTTCCCAGTGCTCGATAACTCCTGTTGTAATTTCGTAGCCATCAACTCCTTTGACTGTAGCTTTGTTTCTAATGAATACAGGTAGTCCATGAGTATCGATGAATCCTTCGTAGTTCCACTCCATAGGAATGAACAAGCTATAGAGCCCAGAAGATGTTTGTCCGTTTCTATTTCTTTTAGTAACGTCAGAAGCGTAGTATAGTTTTTTGAAGTTGTCTCCACCTTTATCTAAAGCATTTGATGTTGAGCCCATCATACATTTACCTACAATCCTTGATCCTAGCCTTAATGTAGTTTTTGTAACTCTCCAATTGTTTAATATATTATCAGGTCTTTCCCATTTACCACTTTCATCATGAGCTAACAACTTTAGCTTTTCACCATCGTATGAGTTATCACCAGTATTTTTCCAATCAATAGTCGTGTCTAATCCTTCTAGTTCTAATTCTTTAATATTTTCCTGGAGCTTTCTACGAGTAAGCTTCGAGGCTGGAACTCTATA